GGAGTTTAAAACATTGCCTGCGGAAGAAATATCTTTCCCTAGAGGATTGAATGGGCTAAATACTTATTCCGATCCAGTAATGTTGTTCAAAAAAGGCACACCAATCCATGTTCGTGGTGCGATTGTTTACAATCATTACCTAAAACAAAAAGATTTGACTAAGAAATACCCACTGATTCAAGAAGGTGAAAAACTCAAATTTACCTATCTGAAAATGCCAAATCATTTCAAAAATGATGTGATTTCTTTCCCATCAAGAATACCAAAAGAGTTTGAGCTTGACAACTACATCGACTATGATGTACAATTTGACAAGGCCTTTCTGGAACCAATCAGTGTAATTCTACGTTGCATGAATTGGTCGGCTGAAAAAACAAATTCATTAGAGGACTTTTTTACATGATTTTCCTAACATTCCTGACAGCAATGGCGCTGTCGGGAGTTGCTGCTTATTATTCTGTCATTGGATTGGCAGCAATATTTCCAGGTTCGTTTTGGCCTGTTGTTCTTATGGGTTCTGTACTTGAAGGTGCAAAACTGGTAACTGTTTCTTGGTTGTATCGTAATTGGAAAGAAATTCCAATACTGATGAAATCATATCTGGTTACAGCCTGTTTCATTTTGATGCTTATTACATCAATGGGCATTTTTGGTTATTTGTCAAAGGCACACCTGGAACATTCTTCTGATGCTGCACCATTGGTAAATAAAATTGCACTCATTGATGAAAAGATAAAAGTATCTAAGGAGAATGTTGATGTTAATCGCAAGGCACTCAAACAGATGGATGAGGCTGTGGACCAAGTTATGGGTCGCTCAAGTGATGAAAAGGGTGCCGAGAAAGCAGTGGTTATCCGTAGAGGGCAACAAAAGGAACGTGGAAGAATCCTTGCTGAAATCGAAACCGAACAGAAAAAAATTGGCAGCCTTAATGAGGAACGGATGCCTATGGCCACAGAAGCTCAGAAGACCGCTGCTGACTTAGGACCAATTAAATATGTTGCAGAATTAATTTATGGTTCTGGTGATGCGGATGTGGTAGACAAAGCAGTTCGCCTGGTAATCATGTTAATCATGGTTGTATTTGACCCGTTAGCTGTGTTATTATTGATTGCAGCAAACATGTCGATGCAAGATAGGCGTGTAAAGGAAATTGTACAAAAGCCAAATGAAGAATTGCCACCTGCGCCACCAATCAAAGAAGAATTGGTAGAAGAACCTGAATCAAAAAAGGAAGAAACTGTAGAGATTAGAAAAGACAACATGATTATAATTGATGAAGCCACTGGTGAATCAATACCGCCAATTACTTCATCTGAACATCAACTACCCAAAAAATTGGAACCTAAGTATGATTATGATGAACCATATTCGTTTCGTGAAAAAGGAAAATAAATGAGCATTCTCGACAAAATTAAAAAGAACAGCAGTATCAAAGATTCTGCCATCTTATCAAAATCAAAATTCTTTAATGATAAAGATATGATTCCAACCGCAGTGCCAATCATTAACGTGGCACTTTCTGGTAAGTTAGACGGTGGCCTAACACCAGGTCTTACAATGTGGGCCGGTCCATCTAAACACTTTAAGACAGCATTCAGTTTATTGATGGCCAAATCTTACTTGGACAAATATCCAGATGCAGCACTCCTATTCTACGATTCAGAGTTTGGTACTCCGCAGTCTTATTTTGACAGTTTTGGTATTGACACAGAGCGGGTGCTCCATACTCCTCTTACAGATATTGAACAACTCAAGTTCGACATAATGGCTCAATTGACACAACTTGAGCGTGGTGATAAATTGATTATCGTCATTGATTCAATTGGCAACTTAGCATCAAAGAAAGAAGTTGAAGATGCTTTGGCTGAAAAATCAGTTGCTGATATGTCTAGAGCAAAACAAGTCAAGTCTTTGTTCCGTATGGTAACACCACACTTGTCTTTAAAAGATATTCCAATGGTTGTTGTTAATCACACATACATGGAAATTGGAATGTTCCCGAAAGCAATCGTTGGTGGTGGTACTGGTTCATACTACTCTGCTGATAATATTTTCATCATCGGTCGCCAACAAGAAAAAGACGGTACAGAAGTTACCGGTTACAATTTTATTATTAACGTAGAGAAAAGTAGATATGTCAAAGAAAAATCTAAGATACCTGTTAGCGTATCTTTTGACGGTGGTATTAGCACTTGGTCTGGTTTGCTCGACCTTGCTTTGGAATCCAAGCATGTGGTCAAACCAAAGAATGGTTGGTACCAACGTGTTGATTCTGACGGTGTGATTGAAGAAAAGAATTACCGTGAAAAAGAAACTGACACTAAAGATTTCTGGATGCCTATTCTTAAACAGAAATCTTTCCGTGATTTTGTTGAGAACAAATATCGTGTAGCAGCCGGTGAAATTATGACAAGCAACATTGACGAAACATTCGATGTTGAAACTATGAATGGTGCATGATGATAGAAGGTATTGATTATTGCTTCATCTATCCAAAAGATGACAAGTCTTCCGTTCATATTAAATTTTTGGATGGACCATACAAAGATACCATCTTCAAGTATGGTAAGGTAAAGTTCAAAGAAGAAAATGAACAAGTCTATTTACTTTTTGCTTACGATGTGTTAGAATCGACAGTCAAGAAGCCAGCCAAGCTGGAAAAAGATGGCGACTTTAAAAATTATATTGGTGACTTATTGGTAGAAATAATGTCATCTAACATGGAACAGGAAGTGGTTGATGAAACTGGAACAGACGATCTTAAAGAATCTAATTTATAATGAAGAATATCTACGCAAGGTTTTGCCATTCTTAAAATCGGAATATTTTACAGACAGAACAGATAAGACATTATACCATGAAATTGCATCGTTCACAGAAACTTACAATTCTCCACCAACGATTGAAGCGCTTGTATTGGCCGTCAAAGAGAGGCGTAACCTCACAGATGATGAAGTGGAGAAGTGTGAAACTTATCTCCAAGAAATTGCAAAAACTAAGGATGAAGAATCCAAGGTTCAATGGCTTACTGACAAAACCGAACAATTCTGTCAAGAGAAAGCGATATACAATGCAGTACTGGGGGCTATTTCCATACTTGACGGGAAAGACAAGACCCAAGACAAAGGTGCGATTCCCAAGGTATTATCGGACGCTCTGGCTGTAAGTTTCGACAATTCAGTTGGCCATGACTATCTAGAAAACTCGGAAGAACGATATGAATTCTACCATCGTAAAGAAGAACGAATCCCTTTTGATTTGGATTTCTTTAACAAGATCACAAAAGGTGGTCTACCTACTAAAACGCTTAATATCGCTCTTGCCGGAACTGGCGTGGGAAAAAGTTTGTTCATGTGCCATGTGGCTGCGGGCTGTATGGTACAAGGCAAGAATGCACTTTACATCACCATGGAAATGGCTGAAGAAAAGATCGCAGAAAGAATAGATGCGAATCTATTGAATGTTACAGTTGATGACCTTGTAAATTTACCTAAAGAGATGTATGATAAGAAGATTGCTAAGCTCCGTGAAAAGACTATTGGAAAACTCATCATTAAAGAGTACCCTACAGCATCTGCGAGCACCACTCATTTTCGCACCTTACTCAACGAACTCAATCTTAAAAAGTCTTTTGTTCCTGATATTATCTTTATTGATTATCTTAACATTTGTTGCAGTGCTAGAGTTAAAGCTGGTGCTAACGTCAACAGTTACACCTATGTTAAGGCTATTGCCGAAGAGCTGCGTGGACTTGCAGTTGAATACGGAGTACCAATTGTATCTGCAACACAAACAACAAGAAGTGGTTTTACTTCATCCGACCCAGGACTTGAGGACACAAGTGAGAGTTTTGGTCTGCCAGCAACCGCAGACTTGATGTTTGCTTTGATTTCTTCCGAAGAATTGGAAGAACTCGGCCAAATTATGGTGAAGCAGTTGAAGAATCGTTACTCGGATCCAACAATGTATAAAAGATTCACCTTGGGTATTGACAGAGCGAAGATGCGCCTGTATGATGTGGATCAATCTGGCCAAAATGGCATCACTGATTCCGGTCAACCAGATAAACCACTCAACACATTTGGCAACAGAGAAAAACCACAAAAGAAATCATTTGATGGATTTAAAGTATGAATTTAACCAAAGATGATGCATTACATTGTGCCAAAGTATTTCAAGATTACTTTGGTAACTTTCATCGTGTCGATGATTATATGCGTGACCAGAAATTGGCATCTTTGTCTGGTCTATCTTCCAATCCTTTGTTTCCATTAGAAGATGATTTATTCTCAGACTTCACAATGCATCCAAATGATATGGATTTTGAAGTACTAGAAATACCACAAGAGACTTGGGAAACACTACTCAACATTACCAGTTCTCATATCAACATTTCACCAGTCGGCCGTCAGATAAGATTGGCCGTCAAAGAGAAGAACACAGGGAAGTTCGTTGGATTCATTCGATTAGGCTCACCTGTAATCAACATGAAACCACGCAATGAAATGCTTGGACAAGTGTTTACACAGAAACCGGAATGGTCCAAACGATTCAATGGGTCTGCAATGATGGGTTTTGTGATTGTACCAGCGCAACCTTTCGGTTTCAATTACCTTGGCGGAAAGTTACTTGCAGGTATATGTACCTCACATGAAGTCCGTGAGATTGCAAACAAAAAGTATGGTATGAATCTATGTTTGTTT